GGGCGCTAGAGTTTGATCTGGATGAACCTGAAGAATACAGGAAGTTCGGAGAGGTACTACAGGCACGCTACATGACACAAGTGCTCTGGGAGATGGCTTACAACGTAAGGAAGCCTATTGAAAGGCAGATAGAGACAGACATAGATGCAGGGCAAGAAGTATCAGGGCATGAGGCAGTGGATAGAGTATTTGAGAAGTTCTTTGCACTGATGAACCAGTACCACATTGATATTGATTGAGCCGCAGTATAGCGGACAGAAGCACCCCCTCTGGGGTAAAAAGAAGCCCACCGAAGTGGGCCGACACGTTAAACTGAAATGGTTTAAAATCGCGTTTTAAACTGATTTGGTTTACTCTTAAGCCCTGTAGAGTGTGGTCTCTACGGGGCTTTTTTATGTCTGTCGTTTACTGGCGAGGGGTCTGTTCAGCTACTTCAGCGCCCTGCACTGCCATCGAAGTAGTACGGAGCATGGCGAAGGCGCTGATGGTGCCTAGCCGTTCAGCGAACTGTTTCAGGTCAATCTGATTAGCCCTGTAGGCCTCTGCTGTCTTGGCAAGCCTGTCGAGAGCCTCAGGCGACGACAGCAGCGATATCATCCCCGCGTCTCTCTTGTCGGCAGTTCTCTTAGTCACCCAACGGGACAACAGGATAGTCGCTTTGTGTGTGTTGCTTGCTATCCTATCCCGAAGCGTAGAGGTAATCTGTGGGATAGAGCTGCCTGTAGACTTCTGTAGCATGTCAGCTTCTTTGAAGGAGAAAGCAAAGCTCATCTTGCTTGTGTCTATGGAGCGTACAATATCAGAAGCCTGTGCTAGAGCTTCTACGTTCTTGGCGTAAGCAGAACCAAAGAAGGTACTGAACGCATCAGGGTTGGCTTGAATGAACGCCTGAGCGCCTTGAGTGCTCTCAAACGCCTTGTTAAGCAAGGCAGTCCTTATGCCATTCCTCACACGCTGTGCGCTATCAGGATCAAGGTTCTTCAGTGTTGCAGAGTATTGCACCAACTTCTCAGGACGGGTCAGAATGTCCCCTATCGCGGCATTCAGCCCACGGCTACTGACTGCCTTCAGGTAGTTATCTGCCTGCTTCATGTCGGCCTCACGTACCTGCATGTCCAGCCTTGCGCGTGTTGCGTTTATCTGCTCTGCCGTGTTCCCTATGTTGTTTAGCTCCTGTCGAAGCCCAGGAACCAGATCAATAGAGGCGCGGTTGTCGGTGAGGAACTTGGCGTACGCTTCTGGCTTAAGGGCACCATCAGCGTTGAAGGCTTTGTTCTGTAGCTTCAGCAGCAAAGCATCCTTGACTACAGGCACGCCAGAGTCTCCTACGAAGGAGAGGAAGTCAGCCGCACGCTCAGGCTTGCTGAGGTAGTTACCTACCGTCTCGTTAAACTTCAAACTATCCAACTGAGACAGCCCTGCTTGGTCAAAGGGGATGCCAAGATCGCGGTAAAAGGAAGCATCCACATCACGATACAGCTTGCCAAATTCAGGGATAGCGGCGATTTCCTCGTTAAGAACTTCCTTAAACTTATTGAGAGCCGGGAGTGTACGGGTATCCGCTGTCTTGGCTGCGCGTATGGTGCTGTTAAGCTCCTGTTTCAAGCTATCCAACTGCCTCAGCGTCAGCGTTGGATACTCTTTGGTCTGTGATGCAGGCGACACCCTAGCCCCCGTCGAAGACAACATGGCCTGCATACCTGGGCTTTTCTCTGCCCCTTCTACAGTCTTGGGGTACAGGTACTGTTTAACCTTGCTAACCAAAGAAGGGAAAGACGCGAAGAGCTGCTCTATTGTAGCGCCCCCCACAAACTCATGGAGCCTTTGCGTACTGGTAGCGGGGAACTCCACGCCTTTCTCTGTGTAGGTGTTCAACAAGTACTCGTACTGCGCCGAGTTCTTTGTACGCAGCGCCTTCTCCTTCTCGTCAATAAGCCGAGAAGTTGCTCTGCCAATGTCCAAAGCATCCGACTGTGTTCTAGCCGCAGATACTGTACGATCCAGCGCAGCGTCAATGTTTTGCAGCTTCTTATTAGCGGCATCCATCTTGATACCGTAGTTCCCTATGTTGCTGGTGACAGCACGTACCACATCAGCATTGCTCGCAGTCCCGAACATAGAAGCCTGCCTAGTCCTTACTGCATTCCCTAAGTCTTTCAGGGAGGCTTCTACGCTTGCTCTGAACTGCGGCGACTCTTTGAGAAGAGTCTCCATGTTCTTCTTAATTACAGGATTATCGTACAAAGCAATACCTGGCCCTACAGTAAACTGAGGAACCAAGTCAGTAATGTCTCTCACCGCCCTGATGTGCTTATCTATTTGAGGATCGGCAGCTACGATGTCATCAATCACCTTGCTCATGTTGCCGCTGACAACATAGTCTGTAGCATTGTCGAGGTTACGCTGGATGTCTCTGTTCTCCCTGAGAACCCTACGCCCTTGGTTAGCAGACTCTACAGCAGACTGAACGCTTGCAGCAGGAATGCCAGAGAGAGCACCAGCAAGCAGTGCTCCGCCTACGCCAAAACGCTGCTGCCACTCAGGGGATGCCCCTAGTGATTCTGCTGTGGCAGTAACGGCATCGTATGTAACTGCTCCCGTGGTAGACGAAATCAGAGAACCGCCTACGTTGAGAGCTGCACCCACCGGCCCTCTAGCCCCAATAACTGACATGATAGGATCACTAGCGACTGACTCTAGTGCTATACCTGCATACCGCTCAAGCGGAGACGAAGGCGCTGTAGCGCCTGCTCCGAACCACTCCTGCGCTTTGAGGGCCGCTGCTTCACGCCTGCGCTTGGTGCTCGTCTCATCCCACTGACGCCACTGCTCGTCCGTGCCCTTACGGATACGCCCGTCGATAGTTCCTGGGGAAGGGATTGCCTCATAGTCAAAGAGACTAGGAGGAAGCGATCTGCTCAGGAAGTCAGTGAAGCCATACTTTATCCTGTCAGCAAGGAAGCTAGTCGTCTTAGGAGACGCCGCTCGAGTAAGAGGCTGAGTAGCCTGCTGCGCCCCTAGTGTCTTGTACGCCGCTGCTAGTTTAATTTTATCCACTTGAAAGGCAGCACGCTCAGCATCCGACAGAGTAGTGTCACTTGTCTTCTGCTCCAGCGCCTTAATAGCCTGTTCAAGCTGCTCTTTAGTGACTGCCATCTTATAGTCCCAGTGCTTTGTCAGTGATTTCTTCTATGTCGTCATTGATGTCGTACAGTTGGTTTGCTATCCACTCGTCGAGAACAACAGGGGGCACAACACTTTTGAATCCAGCGGCTACGCTATTGACTTCACGCACGCGCTGTGCGGTAAAGTTGGCATCAAGAATGTTGATGATCTCTTTGATGTTCTCCTGTGTTTCTTTAGTAGCAGTGCCGCCTGCAACCATCGTTAGGTAATCTCCGAGCGACTCTGAGATGCCTTTCCGATCCCTGAATGCATCAATCTCTGCCTGAGCGCGGGAGTTAGAGCCTATCAGCTGAGGGAGCACAGCAGACACTAGAGTAAACGCCTGAGGGTTAGAGCTGCTAAGTAGAGGGATAACGTCTTTCACTTGCTTCAACTGCGAGATGCTGTCAGCCGTCTTGTCTACTGTAGGGAGTTTGAACAGCTGCTCATTCAACAACGTCACTTGCTGCACTGGCGACAGGTTCTGCGAGACTACGCTTGCCTGTTTGAGGGAAACCCAGTCCTGATAAGAGCCGGAGTATCCTTGTGTTTTGGCGTACTCGTACTCCTGCACAGAGGTAGGAAGTTCTTTTGCGCCCTCGGTGCGCGGCACAAGAACAGCGGAGGGGTTGATTAAGTAGTTCTGCACACTCTCTGGGGTAAAATCCTTGTACAGGGAAGCTACGTCTTTTTGATCCATGCCTGCGGTAGGCTTCACTGCTGTCATTTTAAGAATGTTGTCCAGCGGAGCTGTGATGTCTTTACCATCATAGTTACCCGCCATGACTGCTGTTCGCAGCCCTGTGAGTGCTCGCTTCGCTGCCTCAGAAGGCGCAGAAGCAATAGCAGCCTCCACCTGCTGGAGTGTAGCCATGCGCTGCCCTGACGTAGTCTCTTGCGTCATCTGCGCTGACTGCTCTGCCTGCACGGCCTGTGCCACCAGAGGAGCCAAGGTCGCCACTGCCTCTGTGTTACCAGTAGCGGACGCTTGTTGCAGTAACTGCTTAAGGCCAGCAGAGCTGTTCATAAGCGCCGGATTAGCAGTGATCATCTCCTGTAGCTTCTGTGCAGGTGATACAGGCGCTTTCAAGCCAAACAAGCCCTGAGCTGCTTGCCCAATGTTCGCCAACTGCCCAGGAAGCATAGATGCCACCCCAGCCGCCAGAGGGTTAGGGGAACTCATCAGATTAGAGAGCATTACGCCCTTCGCTTGTGTCTCGTCCTGCGGACGCCGCATCAGGCTCTCAAGGAGTCCTTGCATGATCGTTTCATTAGCCATTATTAAAAGCCCTCAAATTGAGAAAGCACTTTCTGCCACTGCGCTTCTGTCATCCCGCCGGGCATACTGCCGCCTTTGCTGTTAAATATCGAACTGAGAAGCCCCGCACCCGACGACTGAGAGCCGAGGAACATATCACTAAGACCCTGCATCTGAGCTAGGCGTAGGAAGTTAGCCATCTGTTCGCTTTGAGTTCCTGCGTTGATCCCCGCAGCGCCTAGCTCGGCAGAAGTGACAGCACGCTGCTGGTTAGTGCGGTTAAGGAGTTCAGCAAATGGCAAACCAGCGCCAGCAGCGAGGAGGTTCTGTTGCTGAGGTACAAAGGACTGCCCGAACATGCTTTGTGCAATGTTGTAGTTCTGTAGCTGTTCTCCCATTGCCTGGTTACGCGAACTAAGCGCATTAGCAGAGCGTTGCTCCTCAATCGCTTTAGATAGTGCCAGCTGCTCAGGAGTGCCGCCGTAGGCAGCAGTCTGTACACCTAGACGCCCTTGTCCCAACAGCCTCTCTTCCAGCGCAAGACGTTCACGCTCACGCTGAGGAGCCATAGCCGCTTCCATCTGATTCATTATCTCAGTAGAGCGGCCCCCTGTGTCCTGTAGGCTGCGGTTGTAGAACATTCCAGCGCCTTCTTGCAGCTTGGACATCATCTGCTGCAGCTCTGGGCTAAGAGTGCTAGTAGCGCCTTCAGGGCCAGTGGAGAAGCCTCCAGTAGAAGACGTTACCGTATACGGCTTGAAGGTAAGGTCAGAACGTAGGGTGTTGGAAAGATTCTGGATACCAGTCTGCTGCGCAGTGCCAGCAGCGCGTACGTCCCCAATGCCTTTCTCAATGAGGCCGAGGTTGGCTCCTCCTTGCAGGAGGCTCAGCCAGTTAATGTTGTCAAGTGGTCCAGCCATTATACGAGTCTCCCCAGGAGAGCTAGTGCGTCAATTTGTTGTACTGACAGCGGAGCGCCGTCAATTGTGGAAGTGATCCCCAGCGTTACTACGAAGCCAGAGCCACTAGAGTTGATAGACGGACGGGCAGTAACCACACCAGTGCTATACTCATCTACGTTGTATTCGCCTACGTTGAATTCAGCTACTTCTCCTCCTGTTAGCGTTTGCTGAGAGGATCTGTAGCTGCTGTTATAGTCATACCCCCACTTCAGGTTGATAGCAGAACTTGACCCACCAATAATAGTAAAGGCTAACTTCTTCAAGAACTTTAGAGTAGCTGCGTTACCAAACGACATCGGATTAGTGAAGTATTGAAATTCGTAGGTAGCCCCGTTGTCTTGGTAGCCTGTATATGAGCTTATCCCGGTAGGGTGGCCCATCAAAAGCGTACCTGCTCTGTTGGTATGGAAACACAGAGGCTCAATGCTGTCCCAGACCGTAGCTCTGGCGCTGCCGTCTTCAATCATACCGCGCATGTCAAAGCAGTAGACAGCAGAGGAGTATGGAAAGCTGATCAAGTAGAACGCTTCTTGGGAGTTATAGGCGCTCTTGATAATACCTGTCTCTCTAGCAGCCAGGCCCATCAGGTCATCTCTGACGTTCTTACTGATGTCGCGCATTGGACTAGACTTCTCTTGGATCAAGCGAGCAAGGCTCAGTACACCTCGCTCTGATAAGAAGATAACATCTGATCCTGTGTTCTGTACGCTGTCACGGGCGATACAGCCTATGCCTTTGATGGTGTCGTATATCTCCATGCTGGCGGGAGCGTCGGCATTTTGGTAGATCAGGATAGACCGTCTGCCAAAGATAACCAAGAAGTTATTATGCTCTGCAAGGGCTACGACCTCGTCATGTCCGGCAGGCCATACAGTGTCTAGGTCAACAGAGCCGGTAGCACCCCCTGACCATGCTGCCCCGTCTAACGTATCAGACCAGTAGACGGTGTGTTTATCTGCTGCGAAGTCTGCGACGAATAACTTACCGAACGCCGCAAGCGCCTCATTAGCTTGAGGAGGAGTACCCGCTGAGTGCGCGTGCGCTGACATCTTCTGTACAGTACCTGTGTGTTCCGAATACACCAACGGTTCATGGCTGCGTTGAAAGAAGTAAACATGCTCATTGAGTTCTACCAGTTTCCAGTTGTCAGCAGTTATTGAGTATGTCGCTGGGGTGGCGTCTACGAGAGTAGCAGTCCCTGTGAATACCTTACCTGTCCCAGTACTAAGCGTTACCAGAGTACCGTCGCTCTTGGTGTACTCATAGATGGCAGTAATGCCGTCGCCTGTACCCATAGCTGCACTGTTGGTTGTGGTATATACATACCCTTTTCGGGTACCTATTCGGCCATACGCGTCAATAACGCAATTCTGCGCAATTGATGCAAAGCGAGGCTGTTGGTCTACCGGACTGTCTTGGGTATTAAGCCCATAGAAGCCCGGAGCCGCTATTGTAATGCTTTGTAGTTGCTGGGCCATTATGGGGTGAACCAAGTAAGTTCTGAAGGGTACTTACTAGCATCAAGGGCGATAGCATCCCCCAGAGCCTTGTCTGCCAGTGCGAATATCTCCTGAGCAGCAGCACCGCCTGTCTCACCTCTTTCCCGTGACGCCAGCGCCCATGCGTACATCTCAATAGGCTTGGCAGGCAGCGAAGTAGTATCGCTAGCGGCTGACATCTCAGCTTCACGTACTATTGCTTCAAACTTCAGGGTGTAGGAGCCATCTGGGGTAGGATAGACAGTAATGTTGGGATCGCCGTTGCTGTCATTACCAGCGTAGCAGAAGTGCGAAGGGGGGCCGGACGGAGCGGCTGATAAAGCAGTCCAGCTTGTCATCAGTTGCTGAGGGATCAGCTTTAGGCGGGTGTTCTGCGTATCATTATAGGCATCCAGTAGGGTGAAGTCAAGACCAAAGCCAGTGATGGTATAGGAACTGTCTGAGACTGTAGCAGATACGGTAGTAGTAGTCCTCAAGGATGTCCAGTTCCATGCCTTTTCGACTATAGCCTTGGCGTCGTTCACCAGATAGCCCACTAGCGTAGTGTAATCACTCTCTGTCGGTGTAACAGCAGGTGTCTCACGTAGGCGTATAAGCACCCGGTTTATTAAGGTAAGAAACGTCATTTGTACTAAGCTCCTGGCCTATACGAAAGCAAGTTTTGCAGCAGTGTAAACTTCTGCTCATTCTTGTAGAGTTCTGGGAATACTAACTCGCTGGTTCTGCGCTGGTTCTGTCTGAACAGGAGACCACCATCGCTACCGCCGCCAGTGCCTGTCCCAGTGCCTGTCCCAGTGCCTGTCCCTGTGCCGCTGCCAATACCTGTACCCTCTATAGTCACTTTAGAGCCTCTTCCGGGGTCTCCTGTGTACTTTACAGGCGGTCTATCAGCAGGGATACGGGCAGGTACAAGGATAGGCGTTGATGTCGTTGTAGCGCCTCCAGACTGGCCTCCCGTGCCCCCTGAACCAGTGCCACCAGTGCCACCAGTGTCGCCAGTGCCACCAGTGCCGCCAGTGCCGCCAGTGCCGCCAGTGCCTCCGCCTACAGACGCTTCAACCTGTGAAATGACATCAGCAGGCACCCCATACTTGGTAATAGCTGCCTTCTTCTCTGCGTCAGAGGCGTTGGGAAAGCGTATAAGCCAGTCTTTAACAATGCTCGTCCACTCTTCTTTGGTGCGGGTAGGCGTATCAGTAGTTTCTTTTACAGGAGGGAGGTTAGGGTCTGGATTGCCATCAGGGCCGCGCGCAGGCATAGTGCCAGTCTGTGTCTGAATAGGCCCGAACACATCTTGAGGAGGCACTGCGCCTCCGTCCGAAGGCGGAATACTGCCTAATATCAAGTCAGGGTCAGGTTCTAACGAGCCTACTTCGCCACCAGAGCTGCCGCCTGAGCTGCTGGAGCCGCCTCCGCCCCCAGACACGCTCTTTGCTTGGGGTTCGGGCAGAGGAGACATCGGCGGAGTGCCAAATACCTGACCTGAGTTAGGATCATACATCCCTACGTTTGTCAGAACAGCACCACCAGTGCTAGGATACCCAGTAACCTTACCATATCCCGGTATGTCGTAGGTAGTCGTTACAGGGCCAGACAACACATAGCCAAGATCAGGGATGTTCTCACGCACTGGTTTGTTCTGGGAAGCTACCCATTCATCTACCTGCTTCTTGAGATCAGCCTCTGTAGTGGCACCTACGCCAAAAGGCTCTCGGAAGCCGCCAATGATCTTGCCAAGCAAAGCACCAAACGCAGCGGTGCCAAGAGTAGCTGCAATACCACCAGCGCCTCCAAACAGACCACCGCCAGTGGCTGGATTGGCAGCAGTTCGCGTCAAGATAGCTTCAGGGGTAAATATCCCGTTAGGGAATTGGTTAACTATTTCTTGTTCGTAGCCAGCCATTTACTACTCCGCTTCAACTAATGCATTGATAAACACAAGTGCCGTATGTGCTTATTAGCGGTCACCGCACAGTACGGCAGCAAGCTCAGGCGTCAGTGTCTCCCCTTCAGGGATTTTAATGCCCTTACCATCTGCTCTTGTGCCAGTCATCGGCCCAGTAGCAATAACGTCTACACAAACGTAATCAAGCCGCTCAAGGCTAGAGCAGCTTGTCAGGAGAAACAGCAGAGAGGCCGCAGCCATGTATTTAACCATACGAAATTCCCTTACGCCAATGTTTAAACTTCTGGAAGCATCTAACAGCTTGGGCCATCAACCAGCGTTCCATATTGGGTACTTCTAAAACTATCATGGCTTCTTCAAACACATTGTCAGCAAGTCGCTGCGATACGTCCAAGTCTTTGCCGTTGGTACACAGGAAGTCATGCACAATAGCTGCTTCTCTGTGCTTACCGTTTACATCTATACGGTCTTTAAGGAAATCAGGAATACTGGCAAAGTCCGTATAGTAATTGTGAGGGACTATTACGTCACGCTGGAGTAGATCAGAATAGAAAACGACAGGATGAACAAGTTTAAAGACTCCAGGTTGGTTTCTGACAATCTCAACAACAGTGTTGTAAGTTTTAAATTCAGCCATGTTTTCATTTGCTCAAGAAGCCATCGAATAATTCTTTCCCCATGTAGAGGATAGCGCCCCAGATTGGTGTAATAACTGCCAACATGCCTGCAATGAAGCCCCTCTGCTGAGTGAGTGTTGCTTTAATCTCTTTGGTATCAGCCTCTATAGCAGATACACTGCCGAGGAGCATTTCCATCTGAGTTTCAAGCGCAACAATTCGTTCTCCGCTATCTGACACACTACCTCCTTGAGTAACCCTTAGTCGTTGTTGTTTAGTTAGAAGATCACCCTTGCAGGATTGGCCGGCGCTCGTGGCTGGCCGCTTTCATCGGTGACGAAATAGCGCGGGACCATCGAAAGCGCCTCTGCCAGTTCGGGATGGTCTGCCGCCTTTGCCATTGCCAGTTCGCGCAAGCTGCCATCCATTACGACATTGGCGTGGATGTAGAGGTTGCCGCCCTCGTCGCGCTCGCGCACTGGCGCTGTCAGCTCAACCGGTATGCCTTCAATGGTCACAGTCTCGCCTGTGGGCTTGTAAACCGGCCCGATGTAAACCCAGCCCTGCCCTACCACTTCGCCAGCTTCCGTGCGCTGTGCGATTCCCAGAGCGATTGCCAGCGATTCAACGAGGGGCCAGTCTGATTCTATGGAGCGGATGTAATAGATCACGATGTTAGGCTCTGCAATGTGGCGTTGGAAAGTCGCGCTCTAAAGTAACTCACTTGTGGGATATGCCCACAAAATCCGGTTCCGCCAATTATCATTTCAGCAATCCCTGTTGGCAGCGTGACACTGGTGTCGGTTTGAGCTGCGCCGCCGTTGGTCACAAGTGCGCAATCATTGGCTGCGTGAGTAAATGCCGTCTTGTAAAGCGTACCGAGAGCAATGACAGAGCCGCCTGAATCCATCTGCGTGACACTGCCGGCCCTGACATACATATCAACGCTGCCCGGCGAACCGCCAAGAGCTGAACCATATCTAAGTGTTATTTCATCTGCGCCTGTACCGTCCCTGCGGACTTGGTATAAATTGCAATTCGATGGAGTCCCGATAGACCTGTGCTGCACTGTTAGCGTCCCGGCTGAAGCATTGAAGAATCCCGAAAAATTCGCCCCAGTAATCAAAGCTGAATCAGCGAGGCGAGTTGCTGCTGCGGCGGTGGTGGCAATGTATGATGTTGCGAATGCGCCAACTTCTGCTTGTGCGCCCCAAAGGTAAACGCTGCTGCCGTCTC